ATATGAGAGGAGAATTACAACCTGATAATTTAGTGGCAACTGATACTGAGGCCGGGTTTATGGCGGCTGATGATAAGGCCATAGTTGACGCTTTGTATAACCCTAACATCTTGGTAGACGGCAATTTTGAGTATTGGGATGAGGGAAGCGGCCCGTTTACAAGTGTTCGATTATATACAGCTACAATGAGTTTACAGCATACTAATGTTGTTAGTGTATCAAGAAGTACAAATGTTCCAAATAAGAATAGTTTATATTCGTATGAAATGGAAAGGACTGATGGGGTGATGATTTTGGTTAAATTTGTATCATCACAACAGGCTAAAAATTTAATCGGGAAAAAGGTAACAGTAAGTTATTGGGCACAAAATGTTCAAAATAATACTTCAACAAACTGTAATATCTATCCTTTCAGCGTAAAAGATACACCCGACGCAGATTGGCCGTTTGGCGATGATACTAAAAGTGTCATTGTGAAAAGTGGGCAAGCCTTTGCCGGAACAGGCTGGGAGTTTTTTTCAGGTTCGTGTAGTGATGTAATCCCTGACGATTTTGAGAATGGGTTTAGTTTTGCTCTTTTTGTTAACGGAACATCAACGGAATTAAGGAAAGTCCGTATTGCCCAAGTCAAACTCGAACCCGGTACAGTTGCAACGCCGTTTTATCAGGGGCCGGAGGAGAGGTTAAAAGTGTTAAGGTATTATTGGAAGTCCTGTGCACCAAATTCAATCCTAACAGATGGTGTATCAGATGGAAGAATGTTTTATTATCATATGGTAGGCACTCATCAAAACTATGGAAGAAAAAAGGGGTATTTCCCTGTTCCAATGCGCACAACCCCTACCATGACAGTATTTTCCACCGCATCCGGGGCAGCAGGGAAAATGAGAAATATGAGCACCTCCACCGACATAGATGGCAGTTTTGATTATGTAGATGCGGCTGGATATATGGCTCGACCTACTAATGCCGTAAATGCAGTAAACGATCAAATATCTTATCAAGTCCAGGCAGATGCCCGCTTTTACCCATAGGAGACAACATGGAAGAACATATAGACAGAACAGCATGGATTGAGACAGTGGTGGACCAAGACGAAAGCTGGCTGGTTAACGGCGTAAAGTCTATTCCAAAATATCAGGTAGGTGGTCAGGCCAGTCAGGTCCAGCAGTGGATTGATGAAGGTGGTGTGGTTGAAGTGATCCCACCTCCTGACCCTTTAGTTGAACGGGCCGAGGCAGCAGAACACAGAATAGACAACCAGGCTTTAAAACTTCTCTTACTTCCTTTAGTTGAGAGCAAGCCTGAAGAAGAACAGGAAACTTTCAGCTTTCTATTTCCTGCCTGGCGGCCGGATATTGACGTGACAGTTGATGAGAAACGTCAACATAGTGAACTGTTGTATAAATGTCTGCAAGCTCACAGGACACAATCAGACTGGCCACCAGATAATACTCCTGCTTTATGGGCAAGGGTATCAGTTCCTGGGGTAATAGAAGTTTGGATACAACCAGCAGGTGGACATGACGCATATAATACTGGTGACAAAGTGCTCTGACCGGAAGATGGTCCGATTTGGGAGAGTACAATTGATGCTAATGTTTGGGAGCCAGGTGTTACTGGTTGGGTTCAGATTGAACCATAACGAAAATAATATAAATAGATATATCAGGAAAAAAATATGAAACCTTTATGAGATTTAACTAAAAAAGAAACAAACCCTGAACATGAATTATTTGATTCTCTTATTTCAGAATTTAATGATATTTCAGGATTTCCTGTTTTATACTATATAAAATTGGATACAGATAAAGCAGATTATTTATTTGGAGAAGACCCAAATACTAATTATAGTGACCCTTATCCGACAAAAGTTTTATATGAAGTGACAGAAGAAAAATCTATGCTTGATGTATTTGGCATTACAATGGATGAGTTTATTGAAGGGGTAAGACTTTCTAAATCAGTTTTTAAAAGAGATGTAGCTTTAAAACATAATCAGGTACAAAGAGAACCAATGGCAGGAGATGTAATAAAATTTATATGGAATGGAATTTCATATGAAGTTGTTGATGTAGGAGAAGAAGAAAGAATTTTTCAAGCAAAAAAACAAATTTATGAATTCATTTTAAGGCCTTATAGGTACTCAGAGGAAACAGATGATAAAATTTTATTTGATGACCAGTTTCCGAATATTAAATTAGAAGAAAATATCCATTAGATGAATTTGGTGAAAATGTAAAAGTAAGAGAAGAAAGTAAAGAAAATTACGATTACTCTGGAAAAAGAACAAAACATTTATATGGCTATGATACATTAGATGATGAGGAATAAAATAAATGGAATTTAGATTTGACACATTAAGAAAATCAATAGTTCATTTTTTGAATATATTTAATAATGTAAAAGTTAATAAATATAATACGACTACAGGAGACATTGAAAATACAATAACCGTGCCATTAAAACTGGCCAGTAAACAGAAATTTTATTACTGGTTATATGACAGGAAACACGCTAAAAGATATCCTATGATGGCTGCGTCAGCAAAAGGTATAAAGCCATCATTATCAGACAGAGGAAAAAATAAAAAATTCACTTTTTTAACAGATGATTTAACTAAGGCAATTAGAACTCCTACACCATATAATATAGATTTTGAATTGATTATTGTTACTAATTATATAGATGAAGCAAATCAAATTTTAGAACAAATTTTACCATATTTTACACCATATGTAATGACAACTATAAAATTACCCGAAATAAATGAAAAATTTGATATGAAAGTTATATTAAATGATGTAAGTGAGGATAAAGACTTTGAAATGCCTGAGGACAGCTATAGAACTTTAAGTTGAACTTTAAGTTTTACAGCACATACATTTTTATTCAAGCCTATAACCGACCCAAAAATTATTGAAACAATTTTCTTAGAATACAGGCAGTTAGGTTCATCATCTGATGATATTCCTTTAGAAAGAACAAAAATTACAGAAGAAGAAACAACCATATATAATTATGAACTATTACATGGATTGCAAGATGTGGAGGATGAAAATACATAATGACAATAAACACAAAATTAAATACAGCCAGTGAAAATAATTTCAGGTTAATTTTTCCAAAATTGCCACATGAAGATAAAGTAGATAGAAATCTTTCTTTACATATATACGAAACAATTTTGCCTGGTGTTTCATTTGACGCCAGTATACAAAATTGACAGGCTTTTCAATTTCCATTTAATATAGAAACCTTAAAATTTGAAAATTGGTCAGTAAGTTTTGATGTTGACGAAAAATTTGATAACTGAAAGCGATTATTTAAATGATTTACTTATATAAATAACAATAAAGATAAAGCAGGAATGACCATAAAAAATTTTGTTATAGATTCTAACCTGTTAATATATGATAATTATGACAATATGATATTGAAATGTGTTTTCTCTTATATGTTCCCAATAAATTTAAGTGGAGTGACATTAACTATAAGACAAGGAGAACAGTATTTAACGTCAAAAATAGATTTAGTATATGCTTATTTTCAGTTACAAGAATAAAAAATATAAATATAAATAGATAAGATATTAATATAGGAGGAAAAATATTATGGCATTTTATTTAAGCCCAGGTGTATATACACGAGAAATAGACTTATCAACTACAATCCCTGCTGTAGCCACTAATATAGCTGTTTTAGCCGTAAGACAACCATGAAAAGGAAGTGAATTTGAAATGCATCATGTTGCAAATGATGCACAATTAATGGATTTACTTGGTTTTCCTACTGAAAAATCGTACATAGATATGTTAGCGGGTATGGGGTTTTTAAAGTATGGTAGACAATTATATATATCTATTGCTAGACCACAGGACGCAACTTTTTCAGGTATAAAAGTGGATGCAGGATATGCTAATAGTAAATCATTTGTTGAAAATTTTACATATGACGCTATAGGAGAAGTAGATTCTGATGAAGAAGATTATCCTAATGAATACAAAGCATTAGGCACAACAGATTTAAAAGAGTTTCCAGAAAGGGCACATGGATTTGAATTTGACCCTATTGGTGATAGTAATGATGTTTTATGGTTTATTTCAACTTGAAGGGGAGCTAGTGCAAACAGAATCCGTGTTTTAACTTATGACAGAGACATATTTTTAGCTGTAAGATACCACACAGGGGAATCAGGAGAGTATAACGAACCAACAGGAATTACATTATCTGAAACTGCAAAAACTGCAGTAGATGATATGTTTACAGAAAATCCAACTACATTTAATTATATTAAAACTTCTGATTTAACTATTGATAATGAATATCAATTTGTTGTAGTGGTACAAACAAAAGAACAAACAAGTGANGNATGAGAAGAAAAGGAATTTTTTCTTGTAAGTACAGATGAAACAGAAAGAAATGATTCTGGACAGCCTTTATTTGTAGAAGATGTAATTAATGAAAGAAGTAAATATGTTAGAGTAGCATTAAATAATAAGTACAGAAANACTAATGATAATGATACTGAACCTATTGCATTTGGTTTACTTAGTTTTGCGGAACTTGAAGGTGGACATGACGGAAAATGAGGCAGACACGCAGGTGTTGACCAACAAGCAGGAGAAAATACTGCTGTTATTGATGCTTATTGGTTATATGCAAATCCAGAAGAAATTGATGTTAATTTATTTATTGACGCCGATAAACATACTACAGTTAAAAAATCATTAATTGAATTATGTCAAGTAGTTAGAAAAGACTGTATGGTAATACTGGATGTTCCAAGAAACACAGTAATACATAATAAAGGAAGTGAATCTACTGATATTGTAAAATGAAGAAAAGGACAGGATGATTTAGATTTTAATCAAAATACATCTTATGCTGCGTTATACGCAAATTGATTGGAAGTATATGACAAATGAAACAAACGATATAGATGAATCCCTGCAAGTGGTCATGTAGCAGGCAAATTTGCACATACTGACCATGTAACTGACCCATGATGGGCACCTGCTGGTTTAAATAGAACTGTATTAACGAATGTAAGAAGATTAGCTTGAAGTCCATATTTAGGGGAAAGAGATTTATTATATAAAAATGGTGTTAATCCAATTGTTAGTTTTTCTGGACAAGGAAAAGTAATTTGAGGACAAAAAACTTTATTAGATAAATCGTCAGCTTTTAATAGAATTAATGTAAGAAGATTATTCTTAGTATTACAGAAATCTATTAGTAAGGCAGCGAAATACTTCTTATTTGAACAAAATGATGAAGTTACATGAATGTTAATGACTAATATGATTGAACCTTTCCTTAGAGATGTTAAAGGCAGAAGAGGGGTTTATGATTATAAAGTTCAGATAGACGAAACAACAAATACACCTGTAAGAATAGATAGAAATGAATTATGAGGAAATATTTGAATTCAACCCACAAGAACAGCTGAATTCATTGTCCTTAATTTCATCGCAACACCTACAGGGGCAGTATTTGATGAACTTATAGGTGCGGTATAGGCAAAAATTAATAGGAGGCAAATAATATGGCAATAGCAGGATTCACAATAGATGATTTCTTTGCGGAATATCAAGATTTATCAAGAGCATATTTATTTATGATTATGGTGACTAACCCGGCTGGCAGTAGTCCAGAAAAAACAAAATACTTAGTACAATCAAGTAGTATGCCACCAACAACAATTACACCAATTGATATTAATTGACAGGGGACAGTCTTTCCAGTTGGTTCTACACAAGAATTTGCTGATTGGACTGTAACATTCAGATTAGACAATCCTGGACAAATTAGAAGGGATTTTAATGAATGAATGAGAAGAGTACATGACCCTGTAACAAATATTCATGGTTCACCAAGGGATTATATGCATGACCAGGAAGTTTGAAAATTAAATCCACAAGGAAATATAACAGATAGAATAAAATTAGTAAATGCGTGACCAACTACGGTTGGTGAATTATCATTAGACTATGGAACAAAAGAAATTCATACTTTTGATGTAACATTTAGATATTTATATCATGTACCAGCATAATAAAAAATAAAAGGGAGTGTAAAATATGTCATATAATTATGAAAAGTATCTTA